GCTGTTCACGGTCAACGCCGGTGATTATTTGGAGGCGATGTGGGCTGTGGACAGGACGTCAGGTTACATCGGCTTTAATTCAGCGACCGCCTTCGCGCCCTCCGCGCCGGCTTCCACAATAGGGATTACGCGCATTCATGGGTGAGGGTTCACTAAATATGAGCAACGTGGTAAAGTTGCACGAAGAGCAGCAAGTTGAAGTGCTGCCCGCCGTGGGAGACGAGATAGACTACGGGATCGAGATCGGACTACCATTCCTGGCAGTCAGTATAGAGAGAGACGAAAGAAATGTTCCTTTGGAGCGCGTTTTGGCGAACATTCGAGAAAGACGGTCCGTTGTGTGGATCGTGTCTATTGCGGGCGAGCCTGTGGCTGCGTTCACTACTGCGGTCATGCAGCACCCTATGCGGCAGACTCTATTCATTGAGCATTTGGGCGGCTCTCGAATTGCTGAGTGGATGCAAGAGGCTCTGGTGGCGATTGTGGAGCTAGCTCGCAAAGCGGATTTGAGCGGGATTGAGGCGGACGGGCGCCTCGGGTTTGAGAAATATTTGGGCAAGTGTGGCTTTTTTAAGAAGACATACGTCCACTTCGAGATGGAGTTATAAGATGGGCAGTTCAACGACCGAAACAACCAGTACAAGCCAGCCTCTCGGCTTCCAGGAGGATTACCTAAAAGACACGGTGATCCCATTCGCTGAGAAGATCGCGGGCACGCCATTCCAAGAATTTGAGGGCGACCGGGTCGCCGGGACTAGCGCACTGCAAGATCAAGCTCTGGCGGGTTATGGCACTCTTGACTTTGGGACAGACGCATACAAGGAAGCTGGAGACGTCTATAGCGGCCTGGCGGCGCGCACGCCAGAGGATCGAGCAGCTCAAATCTCGCAATACCAAAACCAGTTCACGTCCGGCGTCATCGACCCGACGATGGCTGCGATGGAGCGTCAGCGCGGCAAGGACATCGTCGCCGAGCAAGATTTAATAACGAAGCGCGGAGCCTTCGGGAACGAGCGGCGCGACGTCTTCCAGGGCGAGCGCGCAGGCGAGTACGACGCCCGCATGGGTCAGACGCTTGCCGGCCTACAGCAGCAGGGTCTAACTTATGGCACTCAGCGCGCGGACGTCGAGGACCAGCTTCGCATGCAGGCGGCTGGTCAGGTAGCCGGGAACGCCGGACAGGCGCTGCAATCGCAGATGGCGGGCCTCGGGTCTCAATTGACCGCCGGCGCAATCCCACAGGGCATAAGTCAGGAGCAACTAGACGCTGCTTACGAAAACTACATGCTGCAACAGCAGTATCCGCTCACACAGATGACAGCCCTAACTGGCGGCGCTGCGGTGCTTCCATCGTATCCAGGCAGCACGACTGGTACATCTACAACTGGCGGGATGGGAAACACATTAGCCGCGCTCGGGTCTCTAGGCCAGGGCATAGGCGCTATGAGATAAGGGGCTAAGACATGCAGCTAACTTTAGAACAGATCAACCAGCTCGCAGCCATGGACTTCCCTATGAATGGCGTCGCGCCGGGTGCTGAGGCAACTGCCGACGAGATTGCCGCCTTAGGCTTGCAGCCAGACGTCGGTCCTAACGTGTCTGACGACCTAAGCGCTCCGGCGCAAGCCTCCCCAGTAACCGCGCAGCCAACTATGGCGCCGCCTGTAGCATCGCAGCCCACAATGGACCCGGCAGCAGCGTCTGCCGCTATGGCCGCAGTTCCCGCGCCAGCGCCTGTCACGCAGGCGCAGCTACAGCAGCCCGAGAGCGGCGGCTTTATGGACACGATATTTGGTCCAAAAGGCGAGACGGATCAGTTCTCCAATTTGAACCGCAACCAGCGCATGATGCTGGCATTTGGCGCCATGCGAGACGCCGGGATGGCGTTGCAGGGCAAGAACAGCAGCGCGTTCACTGACACGCTCAAGCAGATCAACGCGCAGAGCGATATGCGTCGCAAGGCGCAGGCGGTGCAGGCGAAAAACTCCTTGCTGTCTGCATTCACAGGCGGGTCTGGTGATGCGGACGCGCGCCGACAGCAAATACTCAACGCGGCGGCGCAGGGCTTGATAGATGGGCCGACAGCCAAGTTGATGATCGAGGAGCTGGATCGCCAGAAGACTGAGAAGACGGAAATTGCTGGCAAGGCGGCCCTTATAGCGCGCATCGACGCGCTGATGAACGACCCAAATCTTGAAGACGCTCTTGGCTTTGAGGGCATTGTCCGGGGCTTTGCGTCTACAGTTGGCCTTGACCCTAATGTGGCTCGAGTTAACGAGATGATTAAGCAAATTCGCGGCGACGTATTCTTGCAGGCGTTTGAGAAGCTGAAGGGCGGCGGGCAAATCACCGAGCTTGAAGGCCAAAAGGCAGAGCAGGCAATGGCTCGCCTCGGTCAGATGCAAGGCTATGACGACTACGTCAACTCGCTCAAGGAGCTGCGCTTCTACGTTGATATTTTCTCACGAAGAATGCAAGGGGAGAGCATTCCCGACGAGATGATCTACACTCCGGGGCAAGGCACGTCAGGCGGTTCGACGCCCCCACTTAGCGATGCAGATCTCGATGATCTTTACCCGCCAACGCCAGCAAACTAGGGGATCAACATGGCTTCCACGGCAGAGCAATTACGAGATCAGGCGCGGCAGGCACATGCGGCTGGAGACAGCTCAGCGGCTGCACGATTTATGGAAAGGGCAAGAGAGGCGGAAGCCTCGGCCTCCGCCATACACGTGCCCGAAGGCTCTATTTTGCTAAAGCAATACCCGGACGGCGGACACATTACGCAAAGCCGCAAGACGCGTCTGATGACTTATTACAACCCAGACGCCAAGGAGTTGATTTCTGATCAGGGTAAGGTCGCCACCATTATGCGTGAGGGCGGGGATGCGGCAAAGGCTCTTTACGGGCTTAAAGCTCGCGACGTTGTTGGCGAGGGGCTGACGGCTATTGCCAGCGGGGTTGGGGGAGGCATACCGGCGCTGCGCGGATATATTGCGCAGGCGGGAGCTAAAGCCAGCGAGTTGGGTAGCCTGTTTACTGGGAACGAACCGATCAGCGAGGAAACTATCCGCGCCGCCATGAAATCACAGGAGGCGCAGTATCCGGCGGCAACTGGCCTTGCTAGAACTGCAACTGGCGCAGCGGTGGGTATGTCGTCTGGCGTTGATAAGTTAATCAGCAGTCAAAACCCTTTAATCAGAACGCTGCAAGGTATGGGGGTCGGCGGCGGTCTGGGGGCAGCAGAGGGCGCAATTGCCGGATACGGCGAGGGTGGCGCGGAAGAAGCTGCACGGCAGGCGCAAGTCGGTGGCGTGTTTGGCACTTCCGCTGGTTTCGTTGCTCCGCTGGCTGGGGCAATCGCCGGCGGGATTAGCAGGTTTAAAGCGGAGGCTCCAGTCAAGGCTGAAATTCGCAGTATTGGGGCAAAGGGCGACGCGAAGAGGGTTCTCAAAGATGCAATTGAGGCGGACGGCTCAAGCGCCGTTCTGGCGGCCTCCACTGGCACCCCATATGGCTCAATCGCCACGCTGGGTCCAAATATGTCGACCCTGCTGGACGTAGTGGGCAACACTCCCGGCCCCGGCGCCGCAATTGTTAAAAAGAACCTCGACGAGACCGCCAGCGCGGCGTCAGACGATCTCAACAGATCTCTCGACGACGTTCTTGGAAAGCTGCCAGAGAAGCCGCAGTCACTGCAAGGGCAGCAGCGAGAGATAATGGAGTTCACAAAGAAAGATCGCTACGATCTGTACGGGAAAGCATATGACGTTGAGATCATGCCGGGGGAAGAGGCGTCTGATAGAGTGCTAGACCTGTTCTCTCGGCTAGAGCCGGAAGAGATGGCCCGAGCCGCTCGCCTAATGCGCAGGGAAGGATTTGACCAAGACTTTATGCTGCCTACCTCTGTAAGTGAAGACGCCGTAAACGAAATCAGGAAAAGATCTGACGCAAACGAATTGTCGATCTCTAGCAATCAGGACGGCACATACACCGTCATGCGTCCTCCATCCGTAAAGTCCATTGATTACTTAACGCGAACGCTTATCGACGACGCCGAGGCGGCCAAGAGGGCCGGACGGTTTGGAGATTATAGCGCAATTTTAAAGCAAGCGATGCAGCTTCGGCAGGCCGTGGACGAGGTTAGTCCGGCATATGCCGCTGCCCGTGCCGCGGGCAAAGACGCTATAGACCAGAAATTAGCCGCAGAATTGGGCGCAGGGCTCCTCAACCCGAAGGTGTCAAGAGAAGAGGTGAGCATTGCTCTCGAGGCTATGGGGCCAGTCGAAATCAAGCAGGTCAGAAGGGCTCTAAGAAACAAGATCGACGACATAGCTGCAAACGCAAGGGTCAGCCCTACTCGGAAGACAGACGCTGATGTGGTCGAGGCATTGGCAACCCTCAGAACGCTAAACACTCGAGCTGTGGCAGACAAGTTGCGCATGGTTTTGGGTGATGTCGGGTTTGAAAAGCTCTCAAGTCAGATCAGAAACGCTGGCGACGCGATGATGATGTCAGCAGCCATCGCGCAAAATTCTAAAACCGCGATACGTCAGCTCGTTGAAAAGCGCTTTGAGCAACTTATTGGGCCAAGTATGGGGGAGCGCATCGGTCAACAGGGGCTGCTAAACGCCCCGGTGGCTGCCGCGACGGAAATGGCCCTCACCGGAGGAACCCAAGCAGACCGCATTGCGGGAGCTAAAGAGCAGCTCGCGCCAATTTTGTCTCGGCGCATGACGCCGGACGATTTGATGCGCCAGGCACAAGCAATGGAGCGTGCCGCTCCCGGAATAGCCGCAGCCCGAGAGGCTGGACAGGTAACTAGGGGCAACGTCACCAGCGGAATATTAGGCGCGGGGATCGCCCAACAGCCGGCTGGGGCAGAGCCTCTGATAGAGCCAAACCCCAACCTTCTAAGGATGCTGACCGGCCCCCGCTAGCCGCTACTTCTTGGCAGACTTTTTAGGCGCGGCCTTCGCTGGCTGCGCCTCAATTGCGTCTGCGGCTGCGCGGTGCAGCTCCGCAGCCTGATCTTGGATGATCGTGGCCGCCTTCTCGCAAAATTTGAACAGCGCCATGATATTCACGACGCGGTGCGGATTGTTCAGATTGCGCACCAGTTCCTTTGTGTCCTCGTCTAGCATGTGATCCTCCTAAAATGTCACCTGATGACGGTATAACATTTTTTCTCGATTGTGAACATTTTGTGCTTGTAAGTAGTGGGTGTTACCCTTATGTTAACAATATACACAGAAACAAAGGAACACGAACATGGCATATGATCACACTCACAAGCACGCGGACCGCTATCACGGCGCAGTCGCCGGACGCATTCGCGCAAACGCAGCAAAGTCACGCCGCCTCCTGTGGATCGAGAGCAACGATGACGCGCAGGAAATTATCGACTTTCTTGCCGCCAACATCGGCATTGGCTTCCTCGGCGCGATGAACGCCAGCCTCGACGAGTGGGGCGGCCTAACCGATAACCAAACAGGCGCAGTACGCAAGATCATGGCGCAAAACGCCGAGCGCGCTGCCATGTGGGCTGCCGAAGATGCAAGCAGCGCGCACGTCGGAATTGTGGGCGAGCGTCAGGCGTTTGAGTTGACCGTAAAGCACGTCGTTGACCTGGACGGCATGTATGGCACGCTATTCATTAACATCTGCCACGACGTCGACAAAAACGTCGTGGTGTATAAGGGCGCCCAATGTTGGGGCTCCAAAGGTGCCACCGTAACTTGCATGGCCAAAATCAAGGAGCACGGCAACCGCGACGGCGTCAAGCAAACAATCATTCAGCGGCCGACCAAGACCAAGGTCGGCGGCAAAGACTATTAACCCAACCGGGGGGCTACGGCCCCCCCCCATCACACCAAAAGGGAAACTAAAATGATCAAAGAAATCGAAATCACTTTCAGCGCCGGTCACTACGCCTTCGCCATTGTTCAAGACGACTTTTCGCAGGCATATGTTCCGTCGTCCGTCATGGCCGCAGCGCCGCACATTGAAGTCGGCCGGCGCTACAATGCGGGCATCGTGGAAAACCGCAACAACGACCGCCGCCACGCGACGCCGTGGTTCGTCACATACATCCCGCGGGAAGATGTGGACAACGAGGGCAGCGTGTTTTCTCCGCTGCAAGACCTATTTGAGAAAGAGCCCGAAGTGATCGAGACGGTCAAGACGATGACCGAGCTGGTGCACGAGGCCACGCCGCTAATGAACGGTGAGCCGTTTCTGGCCAATGAGCTGGCCGCGCACATCGGCGCAGGCGCGAACGATGTCAGCACAGTCCTTTATAACATGCACCGAAGTGGTAAAATTGCAGTCGCCAAGATCTACAAGTCTGCCGACCAAGTGCGGTCGACGCAGACCGTCTGGTGCCAAGACGTCAAGCGGCTGCTCAAATGATGCCAACAAAACAAGACTGGTTTTTAACTTTGTGAACATTTAGCGCTTGTAAGTGGTGGGTGTTACCCTTATGTTAACAGTATAGACAGGAACAAGGGAGACACGGACATGGCTAAGACGCTGACATACAACAAAAAAGGCTACGACATCAAAGCAGTCGTGACTGGAGCAGGCTTCGATGCGGTAGCTCAAATCATGTATAAGCCCTACGGAGAGGCCGAATATCTTGAGATCGGCCAGATCTATAAGACCACTACAATGGCGTGCGGCACAACGCGCGACGCAGCGACTTGGCATCACGTTAAAGCCGCCAGCCCCATGTGTAAAAAAACTTGGTACGAGGCTGCCGCAGATCTTTACTGCGCCTTCCGCAGGGAAGCAGCGTAATGATGCCAACGAAACAAGACTGGGCGATCCTAATCGCCTGGACTACGCTGTGCGGGCTGCTAGTCGCCTGCACAGTGTCCACAAATTCCGACGAACCAATGCGCCCGAAGGCGCGTCCAACACACTGGGAGACCACACATGGCTAAAGCATACTCACGCTCAGACATCCTCGATATGGCGAGCGAATGCATCACCAAGGATCGTGCCGCGACGCACGGCGACATGGAGGAAAATTTCTCCACGATTGCTGCGTACTGGAGCATCCACTTGGGGATCGAAGTAACCGCCGCAGATTGCGCAATTATGTGCGCACAAATTAAGATCGCACGCCTCAAATCAAACGTGGGCCACGCAGATAACTGGGTGGACCTGGCGGGATATGCGGCCTGCGGCGGGGAGCTGGTGGCGCAGCGCCCGGAGAAGTCATCGTGAAGTATGATCCCGAGGCTATGAGCCGCCACGTTATGACGTGCGCCGAGGAGGGCATGTCGCAGGTAGAAATCGCCGACTTGCTGCACATCGAGCCGTCCACTGTCGGCCGCATTTGCACAAAGCTAAATATAACCCTAAAGAGAAAGAAGCGCGAACATGGACCAACAGGTAGCTATCATCGTCAACAGGCTACAGCGAGTAACGCAGATCATGTTGACCGATCCAAAGACGACCACCCGGTACAACCTGCAACAGCGACTGGAGGAGCATGCCTTGCTGCTCGAGCGGCTGAAACTCGCGCTGGAAGATCCCCAGAAGCCAGGCTAATGGCCAACCTCGAGGGTGTCACCGACGAGCACCAGCGGTACGAGATCACATACGCGCACTGTCTAATGGAGTTTGAGCGCTTGCAGCACAAGCTGGGAAACCGTGGCCCACTTCCGGCGAGCGGTCGCAGGGCGCCCATCATGCAGCACCCCAGCGCCGTGGAAATGGCCGAGAGGCGCAAGCAGTACGGCATTAGGATGAGTGAAGAGCTGTTCAGCATGCTCTTGCCCGATCAGCGCGTAACGGTCGCGCAGTGTGCTGACATGCTCAGTGAAAGCATACCGCGCACGGCGTCCTATCTTAACAAAATGGAAATGGACGGGAAGTTGTACCGCGTGCGCGACAACGTCGAAATCGCTGGAGCGAAGAAGCCCCAGTGGCGGTGGGTGTATTGCAAGGAGCCGATCAAAGCGCTTTTCACTGGGTTTGAGGAGGACGTGTGATGCGAAGTCGCACAAGGAAATTAGAGGTGGTCAGAGTGGCGCTGGCCAAGGCGCACGTGGATAATTATAAAATGAACAAGGGTTGCAGTCGCTGCGGCTTCAATGGGCACCCGGTTGCGCTTGAGTTCAACCACATTGACCCGTCTACGAAAATTGCAGCCGTGTCTCAGCTTGTTAAGAAAGGAACAATAAAAAACATAGACAGAGAAATCGAAAAGTGTCAGGTTTTATGCTCGAATTGCCACCGCATACACACTTATTCAAATAAGCACCACATGAACCTGTCAGATGACGACGAAACTATCTAATGTTTTTTGCATCGACAGGCTGTCATTTAAAAACTCTTCGGTTGTAACATATGTTGTAACAGTGGACAGCTCGTCGCCTCGACGGAATACTACAGCGTTCAGGTTTATGGCCACAAATGCAAAAATGTCTGACGTCCCTACGTTCTTTCTCGGCGTGAAAAATGGATAGCTCTGGCTGTTCTTGTATGTTTTGCTGGAGGTCTTAACTTGCAAAGTTAAAGTGCGTGTATCCGTTTGTATATACGCGTCGTGATCTTTGATCTGACAGAGCGTGCAAGTGTAGCCGGCAAGCGAAAGGCGGGATAGGGCTAAATGCTCGCCCGCCCTTCCTACCGCTGCACTGGCTTTTTGATCTTGCTTGGCCACCTAAATAACTTATTTAATCTAGGCCATAAGCCAGGCGTGGATTTTTTTGCTTTGATTGCTGCGGTCTTTCAGCCCGTGATGCCCGCCGTTCACACGCCGGGTGATGCGCTTGATAGCGTCATCTGTTACGCCCTCGTCTGCAATGTCAAACAATCCATTCTTGTTAAAAAACCACAGCGCAGTCTCAAATGCGTATTCGTCAGCCACCAAATCTGGGTCTGTCATAACCTTTGGCACACCCATGTCAGACGAAAACGAGCGGTAATTATCGCGCCCGGTGAGCTGCAAAAAACCTCGACCTATATATAAGCTGGCCTGTGCTTCATTCTCATTTCCCATGCGTCCAGCGTAAACTTTGCCAGCAAGACCAGCCGGATTTTTGGCATATGGCTCCGCATCCTCAACCGTTGGGAAGCGCGAGGGCCAGACAGCCTGTATGCGCTCTGGAGTGCTATAGTACAGGCTTTCACGGGTGCGCTTAAAGCCGCCGCTTTCGTGTGATGCCTGGCCCATGAGGTGAGCGCCACGCTCCGGGGATAGGTTAAAGTGCTTTGCGATTGCTCGCGCTGTATTTGGCCCAAACTCACCATCGGCAGTCGAGCCAATTTTTGTCTGGAGACTAGACATTGCCTTGCCCATTATGATCTCCTTGTCTTAGGCTTAGGCTTTTTCGCAGCCGTCTTGGCAGCCGCTTTAAATGCACCGGCCGCTGGCGCTCCTTTTGCGCCGGGCTTGCGCATTTTTTCACCACTTCCGGCCTTGATGCGCGCACGTTTTTTAGCAATGTTTGAGTACAGTCCCATTTCATTAAGTCCTCTTCGATTTAGTTCCGCTGCATTTCCAGCGCTTGCGCGAAAGATTTAGCGGGCTGTTTGGATCCTTTGCAGCGCTTGGAAACTTTTTCTTCTGAGCTGCGGATCGGGCGCAGTACGCGTCGCCCTTTTTCGTTCCAGGCTTGACCCGAGAGCCGCCGCCTTTCGCTTTGCCAGCCTGGCCGTAACTAACTTTGCGGCCGCTGGCGGTAATCTTCACCTTGGCCTTACCCTTCGCGGGGGTGGATCTACTCATGTTTGCTCTCCCACTTTGAAGCAATACGGCCTCACAGCGAAACCTTTATCAACCAATTGAAGTCCCAGGTCCATTGTGTCAGCCTGGCACTTAGCCTCGCTATACCATATTTTTTTAGTGTTCGCGACCACCATGCAAGACTGCGCCTGCGCGCTTGAGCATATGAGGAGGGCCGCTAAAAACATTATTTCTTCAGCCCCTTGATTGTGCGGATGCCGAAGCTGGCTGCAATGCTGGCATACATGGCCCATTGGAACCATTGTGGCGCAGCATCGAGATTAGCGAAACCCTCGGCCATGTATGGCTGTATGCCCGGTATGAAGCTGCCTAACACTATAAAAATAAAACATAATGTCCACGCCTCATCCTTCCACGAATTATTGCTAGCCTCTATCGCCGCCTGCTCCCAGCTAATCTCGCCAGTGGCGATCTTAGCTCTCGTTTCGGCTTCCGCTTTCTTCACGGCAGTCTTGCCGTCGATGTAACTTGCCGCAAGTCCGCCAAGCGATCCGATTATTTGACCAATCATTTTTTAGCCTCCATTGCGTTAAATCCAAAGTAAGCGGCAACAACACCGCTTGCCGCTACAACGTAAACTGTAGCAATGTCGGCAATCAGGTCTGCCGCAGCATCTAGGCCAAGCGCAGAGGCAGCCACGATGGCAAAGGGGTATAGAAGCATGCCTGCAGCGCAGGCAGTGGTTAATCGGCGCTGTGTGTCGCGCTTTGCATCTGCATCCGAAAGCTCGCGCCAGCGATCCTCAAGGGCAAGCTTCTGCCACTCGACCTCGTCAATGGTGCCATCTTTATTCACGTCATACTTATCAAAAGTCATTGCGTGTCCCCTGTCATTTTAAAACATTGCAAATATTCATTGTTTTTCGTCACCAGGACAGACGCCCGGTGCAGCTCATCGATGCATTCTTTTTCGGACACATACTGGCCAACCTCAAAGTGCAAGACGCTTGCGGAGAGCTGGAACCATATCAGCACCCACATTAGCGCACCTCATCCGCCAGCAACGCCGCAACCCAAATCAGCCCACCGCTCCCGATCGCGAAAACTGTGCAGGCGACTGCAATAGTAATGAAGTAAAAAATGCGGTCGCGCTTGGCAGCCTGCGCCTCAAGCGCCTTCTTCTGCCTCGCTCTAGCTGCGCCCATTTCGCGCTGCACAGCGTCCCACATGCCATAAGAGCCATAGAGTTGGCAATGGCTGCGGAGGGTGTCCATAGCCTCCTTATGCTTCATCTTGGCATTTGCGATTGCAAAGCCTTCCTCCTCAGTAGAGGTAAGCCTTCCGAGCGGGCCTTTGTGCCGGCCTTGCTCTGCAAGATTTATATCCGCTTCCAGCTTGGCCAGCTTGCCAAATTGCGGCAGCACAGAGCCAACATCCTTGCCGGCCTGCACAGCCGAGCTTATCCCGCCTGCGACGGTGCTGACTGCACTTGCGAGGGCGAGCACCTCAATCATTTTACCGCTCCATTAGTCGGTCAATTTTTTCTTCAAGCCGATCGAATTTATTCATAATTTGCGAAAGAACCTCAGAGCTATCCGATTTAGTAACATACTCTTTGGCCATCTCTTCGCGGGTCCGATTGAGTAAGATGCGGAGGCGATCCAGCTCTTCACGTTGCGTCTTCAGCCACCAGCCGATACCAGCGATCACAACGCCAAAAAGTATATTCAAGATAGCGTCCATTTCCATGTTAAGCTCCAAAGCCGGTCGTGCCACTTTAACACGGGGTCGTCAGAAAAGAAATATCGGGCACACACTTGACCCCAGCACACAGCCTGTTAACACTGCGCGAACACAGCCTCGGAGGAAACCCAATGCGATACCAACTGAAACAGATAGGCCCGCGCATCCGCGCGGAGGTGGCCGACGCACTTCGTGAGCACAGTCGCGACACGCGCATGAGCATTTCACTGCTCGTTGAAAACGCCGTTATCGAGATGATGTCAGAGGCGGGGCGTGAGGTCGAGTATGATAACGATAGGCATTGATCCGGGATACCGCACCGGCGGCGTTGCGCTGCTGGGCGACGGCTTTGCTGAGGTGCACGACCTGCCGGTCTACACTGAGGGCGGCGTCGACGTGATCGCGCTGCTCGATATCATCAACAGCGCCGGGCCTGTGGATCATATTTGGCTGGAAAAACAGCAGGCTATGCCGAAGCAGGGCGTTGTGAGTGTGTTTAAGCTGGGATTTGCGTATGGCCAAATATTAACGACTGCCGCACTATCTGGCCGGCCGTACAGCGAGGTCAGGCCGGCAAAGTGGAAGTCGAGCATGAACCTGCCGAAAGATAAGGACGCCGCGCGCAGGCAGGCGCAGCAGTGGTTCCCTGATCTTGCGCTGCGGCTGAAGCGCAAGAAAGATGAGCATCGCGCCGAGAGCTTGCTTATTGCCGCATATGGAAAGGGAGAGAAATGACCGTAAAACTTGTTATGACCAACGAGGTATATCACCTCGAGCCGTCGCTTAGCGCCAGTGGCGCCAAGACGATCGCGCTGGGCTCGCCGGCCGAATACAAATATGGCGAGTTTAAGAGCAGCCCCGCATTTGACGTGGGAACAGCTACCCACACTTTAGTATTCGAGCCGCACAACGCCGCAAGTGTTTGGTGCGGACCAGAGACGCGCCGGGGGCTTGACTGGAAGCGCAAAAAGTTGGAGGCCGAAGAGGAGGGCGCGCTTCTGCTCACAGAGGCAGACTACCGCCTAGCTGCTGACATGGCCGAAGCTGTTAGATCAAACCGGGCAGCCGCGGAGCTGTTGAGCGGCGACCTTGTCTGCGAAGCCAGCGTATTCAGCAAAGATCCGTCGACCGGCGTCGAGATGCGGTGCCGCCCTGACGGATGGCGCCGGGACATTGGCGCGCTGATAGATCTGAAGACGACGATCGCATCAGACCCGGAAGGCTTTGCAAAGCAATGCGCCAATCTTGGCTATCACATCCAAGATATGTTTTACCGGCGCTGTATGGAAAACGCGGGATTTGAGATCGACCGCTTTATATTTATTGCGGTTCAGAAGACACGCCCGCACCTGGTGGGCATATACGAATTGGACTGGGCCAGCCTCGACGAGGGGAAGGCCGCAGTCCAGTACGCTCTCGAGAAATATCGCAAAGCGAGCGAGAGTAACGAGTGGGGTTACGACTTTGGGGACTTGAAGACGATCCAAATTCCGCGCTACTCATTTAAGTTCAGTCAGCTTGACTGAAAAAACGGCAACCATAGTCTAGGAGACATCATATGCCAATATCATTCGGATCAGGTTCAGAGGGTTCTGGGAGTTCACTATTCATACGATCAAATTTACCTCAGAACCGCTGGTGGGTTAAAACAGAGGCCGGCGACGAGAATATAGATATGTCTCGCGGCTTCGCGGTGGACATCAAAGAGGTCCAGTTCGGCTGGCTGCACATCGACATCGGCTTGCGTGACTGGCAGCCGTGGCCGTCACCGTCCGAGCAGATCCCGCGCCCAAGCGAGGTTTACAAGCAGGGCTTTGAGGTGAAGTGCTGGCTGGTCGACGGCCGTGAGGCGTCGTTTAGCGGCAACTCTTACGGCCTCGGGCAGTTCATCGCCAAGCTCTACAATCAGGCAGAGCAGGCTCCCGAGTTTGCCACGCAGATCCCGATCGTGCAAGTCACCGGGAGCACGCCGGTGGTGATCGGCAAGGGCACGTCATACGACGTCGGTTTTAATATTGCAAAGTGGATTGTTCGCCCGGAGAATGGCGAAGCGCACCCGGCGGCGGCAGCAGCGCCCGCAATGGCGCCCGCAATGGCTACTGCACCCGCTCCAGAGCCCGCCGCTGAAAATAAATTCGGCTTCTAAGAAACATGGCCGCCTGCCTCGGTGGGCGGCCAAACTTATAGGGTGGAAACATGAGCGAAAGATATTTCAGTAAAGTCGCGGAGAGCGCCATGGCCGACGTGGCCAACGCGATCAAGGGGAGCCGCAACGAGATTTTGAACAAGGCCGCGTTTAGTCTGGGGAGGCACGCGCACTTGGCACCAGCAAATCTCGATGCCGCACTGGGCGACCTACACACCGCGGCGAAGGCGATGGGCCTACAAGATCACGAGATCCGGGCCACCATTGGCAGCGGGTTTAAGCGCGGCGGCGACAGCCCGAAGGAGTTGGAAAACTCCAACGACATGCCGTACACGCCGTCAGAGTTCGAGCGCCTAATGACGCGCCTCGCAGCCAAGGATATACTGGTTCGAGACGACGAGAGCCGCGTTCAGAAGATGCAGAAGGCCCGCGAGATATGGGAGCGTGGCGTCACAATTTCACGTGACAACATCGACGCGGTGCGACCGGCACTACTCTACCTCAACTCACGCGGTCTGAGAGCCAGCACGGCCTCGGATGCGGCGCGGTTTAGCCCGAATATATACGACGGCCCCGCGATCATGTTTCCCGCGCTCAGTCCAAGCGGAGAAGTGTGCGGCGTGCAGAGCGTGCTGCTCACGCCCGAGGGGCACAAGCGCGAGCACAATGGCATTACAAAATAC